GTCTGCGCCCCGGCGGTCGGCCCGCCTCTTGCTGGAGGAGTTCGGGCGGAACCCGTGGCTCTACGCCGGCCCGGACATCATCGCCCAGGACATGGCCTCGGTGCCCTGGCACCTGTATCGGAAATTGCCCGGGCCCGTCGGCCCCCACGGCCGAGCCCCGCGGGTGGAAGTGCTGGAGCATCCGTTCCTGGAACTCTGGCGCCACCCGAACGACGCCCACATCGGGTGGACGTTCCGCTACCTGTTGAACGTCTATCTGGACCTGGTCGGGGAATGCCCGATCCTGGTGGAGCGGGAGCCGGTGGACCCGGAGACCAGACGCAGAGGGGACCTGCGGCCTCGAGGCCTGTGGCCCATCCCGCCGCACTGGGTCCTGGACATGCCGACGGTGGCCAACCCGACCTGGAAACTGGTCCTGGGCGGCCAGGTCCAGGACATCCCTGCCGGCGAGGTGATCTGGCTGGCCCGTCCGCACCCGCTGCAGCCCTACGGCCGCGGCCTGGGACCAGGCCAGGTGCTGGACGACGAAGTCAGCCAGTGGGAGTACGCCACGAAGTGGAACTCGGCGTTCTGGCGCAACGGGGGCCGTCCCGGGGCGATCGTCGCCATCCCTGGGATGGACGAGGACACGGAGCGGCGCATCCAGGAGAAGTGGAACTCCAACTACCAGGGCGTGATGAACGCCTTCAAGACGCACTTCATCGGCATGACGGCTGAAGGCGGGGCCAACGTCCGGAGCGCCTACTACGACCTGAGCGCGACCCACAGGGAAGCTGATTTCCTGGGCACGCTCAACCACCACCGGGACACCATCATGCAGTCCGTCTACCGGATCCCCCCGGAGCAGTACGGCAACGTCGACAACAGCAATCGGAGCACCATCGAGGGCTCGGAATACGTGCACCAGGCCCGCAACCTGCGGCCCCGGGTCGCATACCAGGCGGAATGCTGGGCGGCCTACCTGCTGCCCCTCTACGACGATCCAGACCTGATCTTCGAGGCGGAGGACCCCGTCCGCAAGACCCAACAGTTCTCGCTTGAGCAGGCCAGCGAGGGCTTCAAGCTGGGTGCCCTGACCCGCAACGAATGGCGGGTGGCCAACGACTTCGACCCCGATCCCGAGCATGGCGAGGTCTACCTCACGCCTTTGAACACCGTCGAGGAAGGCCCGCAAGCCCAGGAGAGACCCGAGGAGGGAGAACAGGATGCCTGAGACACTCCAGCGCCTGGCGCTGATCCGGGGGATCGACAAGCCTGCGCACCGGGTGCGATCCATCGTCTCGACAGGGGCCATCGACCGGTACGGCGAGATCATCCTCCCCAGCGCCTTCGCGGCGTCGATCCAGACCTACCTGGACAACCCGGTCCTGCTCTGGGGGCACAAGAGCTACGGTGGCCCGGAAGTGGCCATCGGCAAGGCGGTGGACGCCAAGATCACCTCCCAGGGGCTTGAGGCGGAATTCGAGTATGCCGTGGACGCAAACCCCACGGCCCGGATGGTCTGGGACCTGGTCGAGGCCGGAGTGGTCCGAGCCTTCTCGATCGGCGCGCTGGCGCAGGCGTGGATCGACAAATGGACCGAGAAGCCGGACCTGACCACGTTGCCGGACTTCGCCCGACAGGCATTCCTGGACGGCAGTGCCCGACGGGTCTACACCCAGGTGGAATGGGTGGAGACCAGCCAGGTGCTGGTGCCGGCGAATCGGGACGCCCTGATCGCGGCCATGCTGAGCGACACCGTGGATCGTGACTTCGCTCTCCGTTCCCTCGGAGAGCTCGAGCTCGCGCGCAGCGAGCGCACCGGGGCCGGGTCCTGGCCGGGCTGGGAGTCCCCGACCCCCCAGAAGGAGGCAGCGCAGGTGACAAACGAGGTGCACAGCCTGGAGGAACTCCAGAAGTCGGTGAGCGCCCTGCAAGACAGCCTGGCCGACACGGTGCGGGCCATCGTCCAGGAGGAACTGGCGGCGGCGGCCGAGACGGAGCAGGTTCAGCGCGAACTGGAAACCCTCATCGCCAACGACCCGGAGGCGGTCCTGGCCGCCCTTGAGCCCGCCGACGAATAGCACGTCGGCAGAACCGTTTCCAAGCGGCCCGGCCTCCCCGGGCCGCTTCTGTTTCCCGCCTGTGGGGCGGACGACCACGCGATCCCGGGCGGGACCGGGAGAAGGGAGATAGCCGTGCCGATGACCAAGGCCGAGCTTGCAGAACTCAAGAAGAGGGCCCTCGAGGCCAAGAAATCCCAGGAGGGCACCACGGCCACCGAGGACCCCAACGCGAAGCGCTGGGGCCTGCCCGACCCGTGGACCGAGCGGCGCGCCCAGCTCATGCGGGGCAGCGAGGGGCTCAACCCCAGCGAAGCGCGGGAACTGGACCGGCGGGAGAAGGCCTATGGGAAGGGCCACATGATCGCCCGGATGCTGCGGGCCACCATGTGCGCCGAGCTGAACCGGTGGTCGGCCGACGACGCCCCCCTGCGGGTGCTGGCGGATGTCTACAAAGACCCCCTGGCTGCCAAGGTCTGGGCCGGCGAACTGGAGCGCGCCCTGTCCGCAGAGAAGCCCTCCGAGGGGGGATACCTCTTCGGGCCGACCATGTCCGACGACTTCATCGGTCTGATCCGCCCGGCCTCGATGCTTCTGCGTCTGGGCGTGACCGAGGTGCCGATGCCGGATGGGAACCTCACCGTGCCCCGGCAGGAGGATGGCACCTCCGTGACCTGGGCCGGCGAGAACGAAGACGTGAACGCCAGCGATGACCCCAGCTTCGGGGACGTGAAGCTGTCGGCCAAGAAGGCCGTGGCCATCGTCGCGATCTCGAACGACCTGCTGCGGGTGCAGTCGGTGCAGGCCGACCAGATCGTCGAGCGGGATGCCCGCCGGGCCATGGCGCAGGAAATCGACACCCAGGGTCTGGTCGGGCCCGGAAGCGCCAACAAGCCCCTCGGCCTGCTGCGAGACCCGGGCGTGACCGACCTGGCCATCAACGCAGCCGTGGACGGGGACACGTTCACCAAGTTCCTGAAGGCCCTGCTGGACAACGACGTGGACCTCAACTTTGGCCTGACCGGCCAGCGCGAGGACGACGAAGGCCTGGCCAACCTGTCCAGGATCGCCTGGCTCTTCAACTCCAGCATCTGGGAAGACGCCTACAACCTGAAGGTGGGAGACGTCTACGTCTTCCGCGAGGAGATGGACCGCGGGCGACTGCTGGGATGGCCCTTCGGTGTGACCAGCAAGCTGGCCAACGGCACCGACCAGCACGGCCGTGGCCTTCGCCGACTGGTCTGAAGGCTGGATGGGCCGTCAGGGGTCGTTGGAGTTCGACGCCAGCCGAGAGGCCGCCTACAAGAACTCCGCCGGCACCGTTGTGGCCGCCTACTCCCGCGACCAGACCGTCCTGCGGCTGATCGCGAAGATCGACACCCGCGTCCGGCAGCTCAAGAAGTTCGTCAAGTCGGACAACGTCTACACCGCCTGATCGGCCTTCCTCCGGGGGCCCGGGTAGCCGGGCCCCCGGACTACTTGAGAGGAGAACCACCGTGCACGGATTCTACCTGCTGGAGAACAGCTTGCTGGTCTACGGCCTCAACAAGGCGGCCGAGGCCGGAGTCCACGAGACCGCCTCCCTGGACCAGGAGGATCGGGTCCGCTACCACGAGGGGATCGTCGAGGTCTCCATCGGCGAAGTCGGCGGCGCCCCGGACGCCAAGTCCATCACCGTCAAGCTCCAGGAGTCCGACGACGACACCAACTGGGAGGACGTGAGCGGGGCCCAGATCGTCCTTGGGGTGGACAAGACCGTGGGGCAGATCGCCTTCCAGCCTCCGAAGCGGAAGCGCTACGGCAAGGTGGTGGCCACGGTGGCCTTCACCGATGGTACCAGCCCCTCCATCCCCCTGGCCATCAACCTCCGGCTCTTCGCCCCGATGCGTGGCCCGGTCTACCCCTGACGCCCACGAGCCGCCTGACGCGCCCGGAGTGGCCGTCAGGGGCCGGGAAGGTGAACCCATGAAGATCCTCGCCCACGTGCACGGTTATCCGCCGACCCACAACGCCGGTGCCGAGTGGATGCTGCACACCATGCTGCGCGACCTGGCCCGAAAGGGGCACGAGGTGACCGTGCTGACCGGAGCAGGGCGCCTCGGGTGGTTCTACGGCGGGTATTTCGAGGGGGTCCTGATCCGGGACGAGGGATCGGCCGAAAGGACCTTGAGGCACTACCTCTGGGCCGACGTGGTGGTCACCCACCTGGACCGCACCCAGGAAGCCTGCGAAAACTCTCAGGCCACCGGGCGCCCCCTGGTGCACATCGTCCACAACCCCTGGACCTTGCAGCGCTGGGGGGTGGACCCGACCCGAACCGCCGCGGTGGTCTTCAACTCGCGCTGGCTACAGGCCGAGGTGGCCTGGCCCGGGCACCAGGTCGTGATTCCCCCCCCGGTCACCCCAGAGGACTATCGGGTGGACGTGGTCGGGGACTGCATCACCTTGTTGAACTGCAACCAGAACAAGGGGGCGCCCTTGTTCTACGAACTGGCCCGCAGGATGCCGGAACACCGGTTCCTGGGCGTGCTGGGGGCCTACGAGCACCAGGTCTGGCCGGAGGCTCCCCTGCGGAACCTGCAACTGCTCCACCACACCCAGGACCCCCGCTGGGTCTACAGCCTGACCCGCGTCCTGGTCATGCCCTCGGCCTTCGAATCCTGGGGCCGGACGGCCATCGAGGCCGCCGCCAGCGGGATCCCGACCGTGGCCCATCCGACCCCGGGGCTGCGAGAGGCACTGGGCAGCGCCGGCATCTTCTGCGACCGGGAGGACCCTGAGGCCTGGGTGGCGGCCCTGCGGGCCCTGGATGACCAGGAATACTACCGTCAGTGCTCTGAGAAGGCGCGGAAGCGCTCTCGCGAGCTCGACCCACGCCCGGACCTGGACCGGTTCGAGCGCTTGCTGGAGGAAGTCCGCCGATGAACTGGATGCTCGTCAAATCCGCCCGGTGGTGCCAGGCCCAGAACATCTGGCTTCACCCCGGCGACGTGGCAGCGGTCTCGGCCGCCGAAGCGGTCTACTGGCGACGGGGGCACGCCGTCGACCTGGTGCCGCAGCCGTCCCAGGACGGTCCCTCGATGCAGGTGAGGACCCGCCGGAAGCTGCTGGTGGGAGAGCGCCTGGTGCCCGAGGGGGCTGAGGTGGAACTCCCGCAGTCCGTGGCCGAGGCCCTGCTGGCCATCGGCGCGGTGGAA